ACTTTTAATGGATAGACCAGTCGCCACACCATGGCAAGAGGACGAAGGAACCGTGCTGAGATGGCCCTACAAGGCTCTTTCAGCAACTTAACTGCACGGATACCCACTAATCTGTGGGAGATGTTGAACGATTACGCAAGAAAGAAGACAGAAAATAACCGTTCGCTCGCCCTTGAAAGGATTCTTCGTGAGTGGCAAGCATGGGATCAAGATGCACAACAAGTAGTCAAGGAAGTGAGGCAAGCTGCATACGAGAAAGCGAAGGAGGCTGCTTGAATGAGTGCATTCGTTATGCAAGTGGCTTGCTCCTGTGATGGTGCTGGTCCGACTGGAATGGAACAACTCCAATGTTGGGATGGTGAATACTTGACTGGAGGATTTGTTGAGGGTCGTCGGTATATCTGGAAATGTCCTGAGTGTGGACAGACCGTTTGTGTTAACATGAAATTGATTGAGGAGGATGAAAAATGACGATCTGTTTAGACTACACAGAACATTATCTCAATGATGTATTGTTGGGCTACGAAGTCTGCCACACGAAGATGATATTCAGTCTGGAGCGGCGCACATGGTATTGTCCAGAGTGTGGGAATTGCGTACGCGTACCTAAGGAACAGCAATCCCTGAACGAATACACACGAAAGTCCTAGACTACTGATCCCATACTTATCATAAATGGATTCAGTTGAAGGTCTCGATACTTTTCACCCATCCATCCACCCATACCCATTTTAGGAGCATCTGGTCCAACTAGTCCCACTCTCTGCTGTGCAGCTGTAATCCCTGCTGCTCCGACGGCTGCAATTACAACTGGCGCCGCCACGATGGCTGCCGTTTGTGCAGTCGGTCCAGTCAAGCCGGCCAGTGCTGCTCTTCCAGCTGGTTTGACCAATCTCTTCGCAGTGATTCCCCAACTCCCCCTAGTCCCAGCTAGAGCCCCTCTACCAGCGAGCAACAGGTGGTCGAGCATCCACGCTCTAGTATATGGATTCTTCAAGGCCACATAGATTCCGAACGATTCCCAAGGATGCCGCAACACCCATCCACCGACGACTTTTGGCACTGTCCACTTGTCGACCATCTAATCCACCGTCGGGGCCACCACATAAGAGCGGCGCAGGCGTTCGATATATTCTAGATTGGCTTCTTTGTCGATGAGCGCGGGGATTACTACTGCGGTAGGTGGAGTGTTTAACTCATTGAGTGGTTCTGCTCTTAATGCACTATCGAGATGGATCGCTCTAGTCACGTAGAGTTTCTGTCCCGCTGTTGCAGATCCCGTTCCCCACATTGTAGAACGTGAAAGTATAGGAAGGAAGGGGGATACTCCTAGACTCGTAAGCGGACCGTATTGAAAACTTCGTGCATTCCCATAGTGGACATCTTGTAAATCATATCCCGCACCCGTATTTGGTCCTAGAAGAGGATCAAGAGTTGACATCATGCCCGGGGGTATCCACATTCCAGATCCACTCAGGACACCATCGAAAGAAGCATCGGAAATATACTCCTGAGTTATCATATCCCAGACCTGTAAGGCTCCTTGCTGGTTACTGGTGATGTAATTGTAATCCGTAGCTTCTTGGAAAGTTGGACCCATGGTGAAGAGGGTCTCCTGTTGTTCTACTAAGCCTGACAGATCGAAGTAACCTCTCCATACTGCCCAATGAGTAGGATTCCCCACGGAATCCGCAGCCACAACAAGTTCCCAATTGGTCCCATCTACAACAAAAGTAGAACCTGAGACATCGATTATGCCGGGTTCAATCAACTTCCGAAGTAGTCTCTCCTTAACCATCTCACTTCCTCCTCGCTTCTTTGTGTGCTTTCTTTGCTAGAGCAGCGAAGGAAGTACGCGGGTGTTTCTTCTTTAGACGCTTGTAGGCTAACGCGTACCGCTTGTTGTACGCGCTAGGCTTACGTTTCTTTTTCTTTTTCTCTTGAGAAGTATCTTCGTACGCACGACGAGAGGTCTTTCGCATCTCTCCTGTCGTGGTTCCGCCTAGGGATTCCCCACAGTTTGGACAGTAGTTGGGCATCAGCCCACCTCAGTTGTCACTAGCCGTGCTTTGGATCGCAATCGACATCCAGTCCTTGGTCGAGAGTTTGACAATGCGGCACTTGATTCTGCAAGTGACATAAGACTCAGTGCTGACACCAGCAGAGTCCGGCCCAGAGACAACATAGAGGGAATCATTGACAACCATTCTAGACTCATCGAGTTTACCAAATGAATCGGGATAGAAGTCGGCATCCCTCGTTGCAATGTTGTTTGAAGTATCGATGTTGAGGCCCGATGAGGCAATCAACGAGTTGTCATCAGCTCTAACTAGAACCGTACCCGGATTGAGATCGGTTAGTTGAGAAGTGATGGCCCCATTACCATTGAGCATCCCATCCACGTTGCTTCCGTAATCAGTTCCCACTTGGTGAATAAAATCTACATATTCAATTGCAATAGCCTGTTGATCACCAACGTCAACATATGCACCCAAGTCCAAAGTCCCTTGAACTCTGTCTCCGGTTCCCATTGTGTTCGGTAGGGTAACCACTTCAGTCAGCCAAAAACTACCTGTCTTACTCGTTGCCATATCACTTTACGTTCACTTTCAGCCCTTAAACCTTACTTTCCCTTCATCTTCTTGTAATCTCACGCTCATCCCACTAAAGAGGCGCACACCCGTTGCTCCTTCGGACGGGCAACGTGCCTTGAGCGTAGCGAAACTAGCCATTCCCCTTGAACATGCCCCCCCTATGTATCTTGTTTAGTAATACTTTTAATGGATAGACCAGTCGCCACACCATGGCAAGAGGACGAAGGAACCGTGCTGAGATGGCCCTACAAGGCTCTTTCAGCAACTTAA